GTTCCTGGGAACAGCGCGCGCGACCGAGCGCGCCCTCCGCGCCTCGGGCCAAGTGGGCAAGGCCGCGGCCGTGGCCATCAAGCGCGGCGCCATCGCCGGCGCCGTGGCCGACTTCGCCGTGTGGGACGGCAACGAGGGGCGCCTCTCCAACCTCGTCGAGTCGTTCCCCTCGGTCGCCAACCCCATCACCGAGTACCTCGCGGCCGACGAGTCGGACCCCGAACTGTACGGGCGCTTCAAGAACACGCTGGAGGGCCTGGGCATCGGCGCCGCCGTCGAGGCCATCGCCCTGGGCGTCCGCCGCCTCAAGTTCGGGCGCGTCGAGCGCGCGCGCGAGGGCTCGACGCCCGAGTCCGTGTTGGCCGCGGCCGACAAGGGCGCGACGGCGGCCGAGATCGAGCGCGCCGGGCGACTGGCCACGGGGCTGGGGCAAGACGCGCGCGGCATGGACCTCGTCCGGGTCGCGCAGGAGAACCCGGACGGCTTCACGTACGATCCACGCTCGGGGCGCGTCCTGAAGACGGGCCCCGGCGGCGAGTTCGGTCCCGACGAGTACATGGTGTCCATCGAGGGCGCCGAGGCGCGCTTCAAGCCGGGTGATACGGCCGCCATCGACGTGTGGCGCGAGAAGCACGCGGCGGCCCTGAAGCCGGACGAGTACATCGGCGGGTGGCTCGACCGCGAAACGGGCGACTTCTTCCTGGACATCAGCCGCCGGTACAGCGGCGAGGACGCGGCGCGTACGGCCGGCAAGGGCGCCAAGCAGAAGGCGATCTTCCACCCGTTCACCAGGGAAGTGAAGGCGCTGGAGGAAGCTGCACAGAACGTCGGAGACGGCAAACAAGCCCCGACGGTTCGCGACCCGGCCGAGATCGGCCTGCGCAACCTGGGCGTCGCCGCCGACCGCGTGAAGGACATCCTGCGCCGCGTGCGCGACCGCGAGGCGCTGACCATGGAGGTCGCGCCGGGCGCCGGCGTGCCCGACTTCGGCACGGCGCGCCTGAACCCGCTCAAGCTGTCGGCGGCCGAGCGCCTGTCGCTCGAATTGACGCCCGAGAGCCTGAACCTTGAGCACTACATGTCGCCCGAGGGGCCGCTGGAATTGGTGCGCGTCATCGAGGACCTGTACGGGGAGGTCGCCAAGCAGGACATCCCCGGCCTGGCCGGCAAGACGCTGGACGAGCAACAGGAGGCGGCGCTCGCGGCCGTGGCCGACTACACGGGCGCGCAGGACGAGCAGGCGTTCATGGCCATGGTGCAGGCGCGCCAGAGCGAGACCATGCGCTCGGCGAACCAACTGGGCGCCCGCATCCACGGCGACCGCTTCCTCGTGGAGGCCACGCTGCGCCGTCACCACAAGCTGCTGCTGAAGATCGAGAAGGTGCTGGCGGGCGAGGAGGCGGGCGTCGTCGAGGAACTGCTGGTGCGCGCGCAAGAGAGCACCCAGTTCGTGGCCGCCACCACCCTGGCCGTCAAGGGCATGGGCGCCGAGGTCGGGCGCATGCTGGGCGGCTTCCGCATGAACATCGGCGGCTTCCAGTTGCCGGACTTCGTGAAGAAGCTGTCGACCGACCCGCACGAATTGGACCGGACGCTCAACGAACTGGGCGGGCGCGATCGCTTGATCCAGATTATGAAGGACCAACTGAAGGGCTTCGGCGACGGCGGCCCGCAGGGCCTGCTGGCGGGCTCGAAGCTCGTGCGCGCGTCGGCCGGGAAGCGCCTCCTGAACATGACGCTGGAGTTCTGGATCAACGCCATCCTGTCGTCGCCGCGGTCGACGCTGGTGAACGTCCTGGGCCCGAGCGCGCACGCCGTCTACAAGCCGCTGGAGACGCTGGCCGGCGCCGGCATCCAGCGCACGATCTCGTCCGCCAAGGGCGACACGGCCGCCGCCATCATGCAGACGGAAGTGATGGCCGACCTTGCGGAGCAGGCGACGGCGCTGTCGTCGTCCGTCCCCGACGCCATGCTGGCCGCCAAGCGCATGAGCATGGGCGGCGAGAGCCTGCTGGACCCGCGCTCCAGCGCGGTGGACGCGGCCTCCCGCCGGCGCGCCATCACGGCCGAGAACGCGGGCCTCAACCCCGACTCGATCGCCGGCGCCGCCTTCAACTGGATCGGCAACGTCGTGCGCGTCCCCACCGGCCTGCTGGGCAAGGGCGACGAACTGCTGAAGCAGGTCAACTACCGCAGCTTCGCCAAGGCCGCCCTCCATCGCGAGGCCATCCAGGCGGGCAAGGCGACGGCGCAGGAAGTGGCCGAGTACGTGGCCAAGAAGATGGACCAACTGGTGTGGGACCGCCAGGGGTACTCCAACCGGCAAGTGTACCGCCGCGGCGCGGCCGATGCGCGCGCCGCCGGGCTCACGGCGCCCGACGAGGTCGAGAAGTTCGCCGTCGAGTTCGTCAAGAATAACTGGGACCCGAAGACGAACGCGCTCTCGGAGAAGGCCAACGCGTACGCGCAGGAGATCACCTTCACGACGCCGGCCGAGCCCGGCACGCTGTCGTGGGGCCTCCAGCGCCTCACGGCGCAGCACCCGTACCTGCGGTTCATCGTGCCGTTCATCAACACGCCCGTGAACATCGCCAAGTTCACCGCGCAGCGCCTGGACGCCGTCGGCGTCGCGCGCGGCGTGTACGCGCACGCGTTCCCCGAGTACGCCGCGAGCCTCAAGGAGACCAAGAACCGGTTCCTTCGCGACATGCTCTCGAACGACCCGAGGAAGATCGCCGACGCCACCGGGCGCATCGCCGTGGGCACGTCCCTCTCGGCCTTCTTCCTGGCCAAGGCGTACGACGGCTCGATCACCGGCCGCGGCCCCAGCGACCCGGAGCAGCGGCGCATCCTGATGGACTCGGGCTGGCTGCCGTACTCGTTCAAGACGTCCAACGGGTACTTGAGCTACGCGCGCCTGGACCCGATTGCAACCCTGATCGGCACCATGGCCGACGTCGCCGACTACGGGCGCTTCGCGGCCGTGGACGACCAGGGCATGACGGAGACGGTGGTGAACGGCGTCCTGATCTCGATGGCCAACAACTTCACCAACAAGAGCTACCTCGCGGGCATCGCCAACGCCGTCGAGGCCCTGTCGGAGCCCGACAAGTTCATGCCCACGTTCGTGAGCCGGTTCGCGGGCTCCTTCGTGCCGACGGCCGCGGCGCACGCGGTGCTGGCCGTGGGCAACGACGACAACATGCGCGACGTGCGCAGCATCCTGGACGCGGCCGTGTCGCGCACGCCCGGCTTGAGCGCCACCCTGCCGCCCCAGCGCAACGTGCTGGGCGAGCCGGTGCAGCGCGTCAAGGCGCTGGGGGCCGACACGGTTGGCCGCTGGGTCGACTGGTTCAACCCCATCATGTACCGCGAGGTCTCGGACGACGTCGTGCGGAACGAACTGGCCGACCTGGGGCACGCCTTCACGCCGCCCAAGCGCACGTCCAACGGGCGCGACTTGTCGGACGTTCGCGCCGGCAACACGACGGCGTACGACCGCTGGAGCGAATTGCACGGCACCGTCCAACTGCGCGGCATGGTCCTCAAGGACGCGCTGCGCAAGGAGATCCAGTCGGACCGGTACCAGCGATTGAGCGCCGTGTCGGCCGGCGGGATGGAGAGCCCGCGCGTGGCGCGCATCAACGGCATCATCCGCGCCTACAGGGCGGCCGCGTACGACCAACTCGCGCGCGAGCAGCCCGAGATCGCGGACCACGACGACGCGTTCAAGCGCACCAAGCGGCAGTTGCGCCGCGGCATCGACCAGCGGATCGTCCCGCAAGGAGAGCAGTAGTGAGCCGGGACAACGAAGACATCCTCGTGGCGGTGGCGCGTCTGGAGGGCAAGGTGGACGCGCTCCTCCTGTCGCGCGGCGACCACGAGGCCCGCCTGCGGAGCCTGGAGCGGGCCAAGTTCTGGCTGCTGGGCGCCGCCGCCGGCGTCGGATTCCTGGCGCAGTTGATCGGGGCGCGCTTGCTGGAGAAGGTGTAGCATGACGGCGTTGACGCGCAAACTGTTCACGGACATCGTCCGCAGCAACGGCATCGCGGCCGGACCCGCGGAGACCATCACGGCGGCGCAGGGCTGGACGCTGACGAACGTGACGACGTCCCCGGGGGCGACGCCGGGGCCCTTCGGCTTCGGTCTTAGCACGATCGAGACTTCGACGGCCACCGGCTCGCACACCATCACCATCCCTTCGTCGTTCTACCCCACCGGGTGGAGTTGGACGTCGGTGTTCGTCAAGGCCGGGACCCTGACCTCGCTGCGCGTCGACGACTTCGACCTCACGCACGCGCAATCGCACTCGTGCGACTTCGCGTTCACGGGCGGCGTGTGGGTGCCCGGCACCATCCTCGGCGGCGCGACGCCGTTCGTGTCGCCGCCGGGCGCGTACCCCGACGGGTGGGTTCGCTTGGGCGCTGGGTTCCAGATCGGCGCTCCCGGCACCGGGCTCACGGTGTTCAACAACGCGCGCCAGCTTCGCTTCAGGATGCTCGGCGACAGCCAGAACGTCGAACTGTGGGGCGCCGGCGTCATGGGCGGGAATATCCCGACTCCGTTCCCCAATGCGCCGCCGGTGTACATGCTCGGGATGCTCGACGGCGCGCAGAACTTGCCCACGGTCTACCCGCAGCGCGTCAAGGACTCGGCCGGCATCGTGCAGGCGGCGACGAGCTTCGTGCCCTCGACCACCGTCATCCTCCTCCAGGGGCGGTCGTCGGACGACGCCCCGTGGCTCACGGTCGCCACCATCAGCCTCGACGCGGCCGACACGGTGGCCTCCCTCGTGTCCATCTGGCCGCAGATGCGGCCGTACATCACCACGCTCGACCCGAGCCCCTCCATCACAAGCAGCCTCTGGCTCACGGAATAACCATGGCAGGCCCCACCCGACATCTTCTGAACGCCGTCACGGCCCCCGTGGCAACGCCCGAGTTCGCGCCGCAACGCGTCACCGAGGAGACGGGCGTCGTGCACCTTCACTTCACCGGCGCGTCCTTCTCCATCCAGGTCCAGGGCCGCAGCGACCCGACGGCCCCCTGGTACACGATCGACACGCAGACGCAGGCGTCCGCGCCGGCGCTCGACCCCAACGGCTCGAAGGCCATCATCGTCGCCCTCTTCCCCGAAATGCGCCTCGACCTCACCGCCATCACCGGCACGTTGAGCGCCTGGATCGTCGAATAGACATGGCACTCACCACCAAGATGCTCGCGAATGCCGGCAGCGGCGTCGTCACGTCCGACCAAGCCGGCCAGTACAACGCCCTGCCGTCGCACCAGAACTTCACCCTGGGAATCCTGCGGTGCCAGCGCGTCCGCGACCGGACGGGCTTGGTGCAAGTCGCGGCCAGCGCGGGGCTTACGGCGACGGTCACGGTGCAGGGGCGCCCCACTCCCGTGGCCCCGTGGCTCGACATCCTGAACATCACGCAGGCCGACTGGGGCGCGGCCCTCACCTTCGGCAAGGTCATCACGCTCATGCCGGAAATGCGCGCGCGATCCAACGTGACGGCGGGCGCGACGCCGGCCGTTTCCGCCTGGATCACGGAGTAGACATGAAGGACAACGACGCCCTGCACGCCGACCTGCACGACCGGCTGGCGAAGGAACTGTTGGCGCGCCTCACGGCCGGCGCGTGCGCCGCCTGCGGGCGCGGCGACGCGTCGCACCAGGAGTTGACGGTCGTCCGCCAGTTCCTGGCCGACAACGGCATCACGGCGGCGGCGCGCACGCGGACGCCGCTGCACGCGCTGGCCGGCAAGCTGCCGTTCGTCGACCCGGACGTCCCCGACCAGTTGGCGACCGGCGCGTAGCGCATGACCCGGGACCTCAACCCCCCGCGCGACCCGCGCCTGCGCGACTTCAGGAACTTCCTGTACGCCACGTGGAAGTGCCTGGGCCTGCCCGAGCCCACGTGGGTCCAGTACGACTTCGCGCTGTTCCTCCAGCGCGGGCCCGACCGCGTCGTGCTGGAGGCGTACCGGGGGATGGGCAAGTCGTGGATCACGGCCGCCTTCATCGTGTGGTCCCTGTACTGGAACCCGGCGCTCAACATCCTGGTGGTCAGCGCCAGCAAGAGCCACGCGGACGACATTTCGACCTTCATCCTCCAGATCATCCGCACCGTGCCCGGCATGTCCTTCCTCGATTGCGAGGGCCGCGACCGGCACTCGAAGATCGCGTTCGACGTGGGGCCGGCGCCCGCGTCCAAGCAGCCCTCCGTCAAGTCGGTGGGCGTCACCGGGCAGATGACGGGCTCGCGCGCCGACATCGTCCTGGCGGACGACGTCGAGTCGCTCAACAACTCGCTCACGCAGAGCGGGCGCGAGCGCATCGCCGAGACGATCAAGGAGTTCGACGCCATCGTCAAGCCGGGCGGGCGCGTCATCTTCCTGGGCACGCCGCAGACCGAGCAGAGCATCTACAACGTGCTGCCCTCGCGCGGGTACACGGTGCGCATCTGGCCCATCGAGTTCCCCGACAAGAAGCTGCTGGACGTGCAGCGCGACCGCATTTCGCCCGAGATCCTGCGGCGCCTGGACGAGGGCGAGTCGCAGCCGGGCGACCCGGTGGACCCCAAGCGGTTCGGGGCCATGGAGATCGACGTGCGCCGCGGCAGCTACGGGCGCTCGGGCTTCGCGCTCCAGTTCAAGCTGGACACGTCCTTGAGCGACGCCGACCGGTACCCGCTGCGCCTGCGCGACCTGATCGTGATGCCCGTCAACCCGGACGTGGGGCCGTCGAAGGTCGTGTGGACCAACATGCCGTCGCACGTGCTGTCGGACCTCGTGGCCGTGGGCCTCAACAACGACCGCTTCTACGGGCCGGTGCTGCCGCCGCAGGTCGAGTGGCTGCCGTACGAGGGCACCATCATGGCCGTCGACCCGTCGGGCACGGGCGAGGACGAGACCTCGTACGCGGTCGTGCGCCACCTGCACGGCCAACTGTTCGTGCCGGCCTGCACGGGCCTCGTGGGCGGCTACAGCGACGCCGTCCTGACGATGCTCGCTGAAGTCGCCAAGGCCAACAAGGTGAACAAGATCATCGTCGAGGCCAACTTCGGCGACGGCATGTTCACCAAGCTGCTCACGCCGTTCCTGGTGCGCATCTACCCGTGCCCGATCGAGGAGATCAAGCACCACACGCAGAAGGAGCGGCGCGTCATCGACACGCTGGAGCCGGTGCTCAACCAGCACCGGCTGATCGTGGACCCGGCGGTCATCGAGCGCGACGGCTACAGGTCCGGCACGCTGTCGCCCGAGAAGGCGGCGCGCTACCAGTTGTTCTACCAGATGACGCGCATCACCAAGGACCGCGGCGCGCTGGCGCACGACGACCGGCT